CGCGGTGGGCGGCAGAGAATACAAGGACACTCCCCATTTGAGACACTCAGTCTCACCTAGTAAGGCTACCCTCCCTACATTCACGAGGATCGATTCTCAGGGCCTCGTATACGCGTCCCTAGGCGACCGTACCGCCAGTCTCTCTGCGCGGCTCCTAGGGCCCTTCTCGTGACGATTCGGGGCATGTGGGCCCGGCGCCAGCCGGGCCCTCTGCCTCACCCCTCGAAGTCTTCGATGATTTCTGCGAGTTCTTCTGAGTAGTAGCCGTTCAGTTCGTCGTAGTACTGGACGTTCATGGTCGGTTCCTTTCTCTCTTCGACCTTATGCTTTAATACTACCCTGAAACATATATCCTGTCAATAGTATTTAGTGTGACCTTCTCCACAAAATTCCATGTAGTGGGGCCACACGGATGTGGTATACTGTAAGCACAGCCCGGGAGACGGGCCCAACAAAAAGGAAAGGACAACGAAAGATGACCAAAGACCTTAGCCCTGATGTCGAAGCCGCACGGTACGCGCATAGCCTGTACGCGCAGCGTCGTATCGACATAGCCGACAACTACACGCAACAGTGCAGCGGAAACAGGGAACGACTCGCATCAGACCTGGCCGATATCGCCCTGGAATACGACATCTCGCCCACCCGAGTCATCCGGAACGCTTTCAACGCAGACCGAGCCGACTTCGTCAGCGCCGTCCGTCGCGCACTCGCAGCTAAGAAGTCACAGAGGGACGCTAGGGAAGGCGACTGATAATGACCAAACTTGAAACGGACCTGCGCAGCGTCCAAGTCACTTCGAAAACAGGTGAGACGACCTCCTACGTGTACGCCAGCTACACCCAGGGATGCCCTATCCCTAAGTGGGAGCCTTGCTATCCTTACGACCTCGCGCCTTACTCGCTGACCCTCCCCACCTTTGTAAACGACGCCCGCATCGAGCGACTCGAACCCGGCGTCTTTTACAGGCTGCCGGACGCCGCCTGCCATTCGCTCGGCTCCAACGAAAGCCTGAGCCTCATCCCCCTATACGTCGAAATCAGTCACACCCCCTACGTTGACTTCATCGAGGACGAGCACGGCCGCTCCTATGTGCCCAGCTTGGCGGCGAGCGTCGACAGGGGAGTGACTCACCAGTCCCGCCTCTGCTACGGGTCATGGGTGGTGTGCGGCCTCCTCCGGGGCGCGCAAGCCAGGGAATGGGCCGGCCTCAGCGACGTCAAGTGGCGCACCCACAGTCTCTTCAACACGGCGCACAACGGTCTAGACCCTTCATGGCAGCCGCTTCGGACCAACGGGTCCGTAGTCATATCATTCGACCCCCCGCTTCTGTACAGACCGGTAGAGGTTTCCCGTGAAACGGCATGAGCTTCTCGCCGAAGCCGCGCGCCTGCGCAAGACGGCCATGGGCAAGATGCGCGCGCATCGCAAACGGGGCGTCGAACTCGCTAACAGCGAGTTCGATCCCCGCATCGGCACCAACGCACAGCTACGCACCCTGTCCGACAAACAACTCGTCTCATACATTGACCGTATCAAGCGTTTCAACCTCCGCGGCAACCAATACTACCTGACAGCCAAGAAGGAAGTCATCAGTTCTTATCGGATCGACGACTTCCTCCGGCAGCAGCGTCGACTGGATCGCTTGCAGGGCGATATAGACAAAGCCTTCGGCGACTTCGAACACCTGAGCACCGGCGAGCGCGTCTCCGACTACAACGCTCGCGTCCGTAAAGGCTTCGAAGAGCGCATCTACCGAAACGCCCAGAAAGTCTACGGTGATATCGTTCACTCGCGCAGCGACTTGAAGAAGCTGTCGCGTCTTCAACGCGAGGCGCTACGCTTCGGAAAGGCCTCCACCTTCGCTGAGAAGGCCGAAATCAAAAAACGGTTGGCCACCGGCTACCTGGACGCCCAGTACGACAAACACATGGGGGTGTTGACCAAGATGATCAGCGGCAGTTCCATCCTGGATCCTCGCCTCATCCGCGACTTGCAGGGCCTCAGCAAGAAGGCGCTCGTCTCCCTCGCCAAACACTCCAATATCGTGGATCGCATTAGAGACGCTTACGAATACGAGAAGAAACATGACTTCTCACAGTTGACGCTGGAAGGGGGTTCTCAAAAGTATGGGACGGCGTCAGAACCCGTTCGGGCTATCATACACGCCTACGCTAAAGCGGATGCGAATCGAGCCAAGTGACGTCGCAGCCCTCGCTTACGACCTTGACACCGACGACTGGTTCCTCCGCTCCTGCACTGGCGACGTAGACGCCGACACGGGTGTGGACACGCTCCTCCCCTCCCTCGCCCGCTATCGGCGGGTGTGGGTGTGGGAAGGCCAGCCCGTCCTCTACCGTATCGCCGCCGTCGCACACCTACTGGGCGCCGTTGACGACGAGAAAGCCGAGCTTTCATTGACAAAGCCGGGCTTCACGGTATTCAAATACCCCGCTCGGCTCTACGTGGCGGGCGCCCGGTACAAGACGACCGTGCGGTCATTGCGCGACTGCATCTCCGCTCCCCCGCGGACACCGCCCGCCGGCCTAGACGACGAAACCGAGTGGGTGTGCGGCATCCTCGACGACACCCGCCTCAACGCCATCGACGCCTTCGCACCGATGGCGATAGCCCAAGCCGAGTTCGCCGACTACGTGAAAGACGAGATGGGCGCGCACCCGAGCCTGTTCGGCACCGACTTCGACGGGCATCTGGACGGCACTGGCGGTCTGTGCGGCCTCCTCCGGAGGCGCGGGGACGTCGAAGGCGTTGACGTATGGGACGTGTCCTCCCTCTACCCCGCCATCGCCTCGTGCATGCCCTTGCCTACCGGCTTCGGCGTTTACGACTACTCAGCCGATGCGCTGTCCGACCTGCCCGACGACTGTCTCTGGATCGCCAACGTCGCACTGCCGGACGGAACGACCCAGTGGGTGACCAGCGTCGACTATCGCCATTGCTACAGCGAAACGCTGTATTACACGTATGGCGACGCTATAGGGCTCGGAGACGCCGAAGTGCAATGTGCAATCATCTACGATTCCGTCGCCGGTCTCTACCGGGACTGCGTAAATGCTTGGTACAACGACAAAAAACGCAGCGAAGGCGTCGCCAAAGAGTTCTACAAGAAGAAGATGAACTCGTTCTTCGGGTCCCTCGCCATTCGCTACGCCAAAGCCAAGGAACGCGCCGTCTACCGGGACGGATACGGCTTCGACGTCGAAACGGTTGGGTATACGGACCACGAGCCTGGCTCGCTCTTCCTCCACCAAGTGTTCATCGTCGCCTACGGCCGTGAGGTCCTGACGGACGCCCTACGTCGCTATGAAGGGCACGTCGTCTACTATGACACGGACTCCGTCCATCTCGTCGGCGTCCGCCCCTCCGATGTGCGCCTAGAGGGTGTTCCCGTCGGCGACCGCGACGACGACCTAGGACGGTGGACGTTGCGGGAACACAACGCCACTGTGCGCTATCTAGGCCTGCGCCGCTATGCTGTCCTCGAACGGTATGAGACGACGGACGGCGAGACGACGACTGTTGAAGAATACGCGAACCTGCATCTCGCCGGCTACCGGGCGCCGTCGTTCCTGCAGGCGGGGCGGTGGGACCGTATCCTCCTCCGCAATCTGGACGAGCACAGCCACCTCCCGTCCCTGACCTACGCGCCCGGTCCCGACTCCCTAGTCCCCGTTTACGCGCCGTACCGCATCAGGCAGACCGTGTATCTGGACGACGTGCCAGTCAAGGCACACGGCGAGTGGTCGGTCCGATCCGACGCCGCTGTGCACAGGAACGACCCGGGGGCCGATGCGGAAATCCGCGCCGACGTCGCGAGGCTGCCCACGATGCCGAACGACAAAGACGCAGTCAGAAAGAGGCGCCTCGCCCTGGCCCCTTGTTAGCCGCTTCGATAACCGAATAGAGGAGAGCCCCGCCGTCCGACTGGGAAGCGGGGCCTCTTTACGTCTTCCACCGTACTACAATCCGAGTGTGATATACTATGTCTCAGGCGGGGCTCCATCCTGTTGTGGCGGAGACCGCGGCCGGGCGTCACGGGCTGATACCTGCCGGCCCCGGATGGATTTGACAACCCTTCGACCAAGACGGCGGTAGCCCCGCTGCACAGCACATGAGGAGAACCGAGTGGCAGACGAACAGACCACCGATACCGACGCCGGAGACCAGACGCCCGTGGAAGCGACTGAAGAAGACGTCCAGGTCGACCTGGCGGCGCTCATCGACGAAGTCCGCGTTCTAGCCGTCAAGGCGTTAGACGAATGCAAAGAACTGCGCGCCATCATCACCGAGGAGGCCTTGGACGAGGCCGCCGACGACTCCGCCGACGACGACGGCATAGAGCCGGAAGATCTTCAAATCGAAGACCTTCTCGCCTGACGAAAGGATTTACTGAACAATGACATCCACTCCCCGGGGGCTGCGCCCCGGGACAACCAACGAACAGCTTCTTCAGGTATCCATCAACGCCGCCTCTATGGGGTACAAGAAGCGTATCCCCTCCCCGACTCAGGCCGGTATCGACCGCACCCTGGACTATCTCAGCCAGCACCGCGACCTGTGGAACCCCATCTGCCAGTCGCTACTCAACCAGGTCGTCCCCGTCTTCGCTAAGAACCGGTCGTGGTCCAACCCGCTCGCCGAGTTCAAGAAGGGCATGGTCGAATTCGGAAACGGCGTCGAAGAAATACAGACCGGCCTCATCAACGCCGTCGCCTACGATCCCAACGACGACGTCGACGCCAAGGCGATCTTCGGCAGGGAAGACTTCCGCGTCGAAACCGCCTTCCATACGCGCAACCGCCGCGACCGCTACAAGGTCTCTGTGGAGAAGCGGCTGATCCAGTCCGCGTTCCTCAACGGCGGCGACGTCGCCGAACTCATCGACCGCCAGCTGAACGCCCCCTACGAGTCCGACCAGGTGGACGAGTTCCTGCTCATGGCTAACCTGCTCCGTGAGTACGAGGCTCGCGGCGGATTCTACCACGCGCACGTCCCCGACGTGGCCCACACACGCTCCACCACCGACGACGCCAAAGAGCTTCTCCGCAAGCTGCGCGCCATCGCCGGCGAGATGCGGTTCAAGTCCACCGCCTACAACCCGGCGCGGATGCCCGTCCACTCCACGCCCGACGACATGATCCTCCTCACCACGCCCGCCGTCAAGGCTGCCCTGGACGTTGAGGCGCTCGCGTGGGCGTTCAACATCGACCGCGCCGACGTCCAGTACCGGGTCATCGAAATCCCGCAGTCCGCCGCACCCGGGAAGGGCTTCCAGGCGGCAGTCGTGGACAAGGACTTCTTCCAGGTCTACGACCACATCATGGAGACCACGTCCATCGACGTGCCCACCGACCCGAACACCTACAACGTGTTCTTCCACCATCACCAGACGATTTCGTGCTCTCGCTTCGCCCCTACCGCTATGCTGTGGACCGGCGCCGACGACGAAGTCATCGAAATCCTGCCGCCCGTCACCGCGATCGGCACCCTCGAATGCCTCGACGCCGACGGCAACACGCCGTCCCAGCTTGAGAAGGGCGGCAACTACCGGGTCCGTCCCCAGTCCGTCACCGGCGGCGGCGCTAACCCGGCCCTCGAATGGACGATCGTCTCGTCCACGGACAACCACACGTCCATCTCCGATGCCGGCATCCTCTACGTCGGGCGCCTTGAGAAGGGCCCGGTCAAGATTAAGGCGGCATGCGACGGCGTCACCGCCGAAGGCGCCTTCGCCGTCAAGGCCGGCGCGGACGTCCCGTCCTGGCCCGACCTGAAGTCTTCCATCATCGGCCTCACCGTGCTCGGAAGGGCGATCGGCAAGTCGTTCACACCCGAAACCAAGGAATACACCATCACGCGGGTTAAGAAGGACGAACTGATCAAGGACGTGCAGAACAACACGTTCCCTCACGGGCGGAATCTCGACTACACGGTTGAGACCGCCGATGGCGAGAACGGCACCTACAAGGTCACCATCGCCATCACGGGAGCCGATGGAGTCTCCTACGGCCCCTACGTCATCACCGTCAAGTAACGGGTAGAGGCCCTGTGGGGCGCCGGGTTTCCTTCCTTTCCTTTCCCGGCGCCCCACTCATAAGAAGAACCGGACAGTAGGAGGGCGATATGCCGAGCATTAGCGAATGGGCCGCAGGAGCCGAAGTCACGCTAACCACGGTGGCATGGGACTCCACCTACCGCGATATCGTCAAATGGCGGGACTACGCCCACCGGGCCAACTATATCGACCGCCCCGACGCACACCACCTGACGCTGCGCAACGCCCAGACCATCGACTACGGCTCCCAAGTCGTCCTCGACGAACCCTTCTCGGTGTGCGTCAAATACAACTACGTTCGGGTCGTCAACCCGAAGATATCCAAGCTGCACCCCGATAAAGAGCAACCGACCGTCTTCTACTATTTCGTCCAAGACGTCGTCCGGGTCGCGCCCGACGCCACCATGCTCTCCGTCCAGCTGGACGTGTGGACCACCTACTGCGGCAACGTCCGACTGCGCAACGCTTTCGTCGTCCAAGGCCACCTACCGGTGGCCGCCACGTGGCGCGGCCGCCAGCACGATGTGCTCCGGGAGGCCGAGGGACTCGACCTCGGATCCGACTACATGGTTCGCTACAGCGAACGCTACACGGTCGCCACCCTCGCCCAGTGCTGCGTCATGATCGTCGCATCCACCGACTTCTCCTCCGACCCGGGCGAGACGAGCAACCCCAGCTTGAAGACGGCGAAAGGATCCGCGTTCGAAGGCCTGCCCAATGGGTGTGACATCATCCTCGTTCGCGACATCGGCACGTTCGAGTTCTTCGCCACTGCCATGTCGCCCTTCCCGTGGGTCGCGCAAGGCGTCCAGATGATCATGGTGTTGCCTACACCCGACGACATGTTCGACCGGATCATCGGATCCCACAACACCGACAACGTCCACGACAAGTACCGGCAGGGCGTCGACCCGAACACGGTCAAGATCATCCGTTCTCGCAAAGCCGGTCACGAGGGCGACGTCATGTGGGGCCGCGACCAGACATTCTTCGCCGGCGGCGCCCTCGAACTACTCGATAAGGCGAGACTCGCCGACTGGCAGCGCAACTACACGAAGCTCGCTACCGCGCCCTACCTGTTCATCGAACTCACCAACTACCAGGGCCAGTCCATGGCCGTCCACCCCGAATACCTGCCGGACGGCGGTAAAGTCACGCTGTCCAGGCTGCAGCACTTCTCCCCGCCCGGGCCCCGCGTCGTGGTGTGGCTGCGCGACTACCTGTCGGAGGACAACGCCACCGGCAACCCGCTGTCGAACTCGTTCCTGGACGGCAGCCTGTTCTTCACGAACTTCCCCATGTTCTCCATCCCCAACAACTCGGGGCTGAACGCCATGGCGTCGCAGGCGCACAGCATAGCATTCGCCTACCAGTCGGCGGACTGGTCGCAGCAGAAGGCCCTGCAGGGCAACCAGGTCGCCTACGACCAGGCCTCTTATGCGATCGGGACGGCCCGCCAGTCCATGGTGGCGTCCAACACTGCTAGGGGTGCGCAGACAGCGCTGGCGAACGCAGCCCGCACCCAATCGACGGCGATCACCAACGACGCCGCGTGGGGGCATACGCAGAACAGCATGATCCAGCAGGGCGTCTCCGGCGGCATGGGCGCCGTCGGCTCCCTGCTGTCGGGCGATATCGGCGGCGCCATCAAGGGCGTGGTCGGCACCGGCATGGGCATCCACATGGCCAACTCGAACTACAACATCGACGCCAACGCCCGTGACGCACAAACCGACCTGGCGAACAGCACGGCGTCGCAGTCGACAGCGATCACCAACAACCTGTCGTCGAAGCTCACCGGGCTGCAGAATGCACAAGCCGCATACAACCGAGACACGAACAAGGAATATGCCGACATGGTCGCCAAAGGCGACTATGCGAACACCCTGGCTGGCTTGAAGGCGAAGATACAGGACACGAAGATGGTCCAGCCATCCATCTCGGGCCAAGTCGGTGGCGACGCGTTCATGCTCGCCACCACCGGGTGGATGGTGGATGTGCGCTTGAAGTCGCCTCACCGGGGCGCCATCCAAGCGGTCGCCGAGCATTTCGCACGCTACGGCTACCGGTGCAACCGGACCGTCGACATGGCTGCCTACGACCTGACGCTCATGTCCCACTTCACCTATTGGAAGCTGGCGGATTGCCGGATAGACGCCCCGTCCGTGCCGCAGATGCACGCCGAGACGATCCGGGGGATCTTCGAGAAGGGCGTCACCGTGTGGGACGAGCCGAGGGAGATAACGGAGATGCATCTGTTCGACAACGGACCGAAGAAAGTGGTGCAACTGTAATGGTGAGTACGAAGGGCCTCACGACCGGAGACCTGGTCGGCGGCGGTATCGAGCCGTCTAAGGCGGACGCGGGCCGGTTCCGGGCCAACCAGGCGAAGGCAGCACGGGGCGGCGAGTTCCTGATGTATCAGAACATGCTGTGGGGGTTGGCCGAGTCCAGGTTCGTCTGGGACGGCCTGCCCGATACTGTCAATGAGCGCTACCTGGAACGTGTGCTGCACCGGCACGGCCTGGCGGTCTTCTTCGAAGAACCCCGCCTGCACGCCTTCTTCGCGCTGCACGCCGCCGGCACCGGCGACGTGGACGTCTATGGCGACCCGAAGACGTTTCGGGTCACCGGGAACCGGTACATCAACCGTGAAGTGTCTTCCAAGGACTGCGTGCCGATTTGGGTGAACAGGAACAGGGTCAACGACCAGTGGATCGTCAACTACTATGCGGCACAGCTGGCCGAGGCGGCCGTCACCGTCCAGGTGAACGCACTCACGTCGCGTTACCCGACGATCCTCGCGCTCAGCCAGGAACAGAAACTAACAGGAGAGAACTTCTACCGTCAGGTCGCCGAAGGCCAGCCGGTCGTGTTCACAGTGAAGGACGCGATGGGCGGGGACGTGTCCGGCGCCGTCCAAGCACTGGACAACCGTCTCCCTCCGAACGCCGTATCGGATGCGATCCGGGTTAAGAAGGACATTTGGGACGAGGCGATGCTCCTGCTCGGCATCCAATGCGCCCCGCCCGACAAGAAGGAACGGCTCGTGGACGACGAGGTGGAGGCGTTGCAGGGGCAGATGGCCGCCTTCCGCGGCGTCGCCATCGGCGCCCGGCAGGAGGCCGCGGACCGCATTAACGAACGCTATGGCCTGAACGTGTCTGTGCATTGGAGGCACAGCCGGGAGCAGGTGCGCGGCGTCAACGAAATCGGGGAGGGTTTCATTGGCTGACTTCACGATCGAACTCCGGGATGTGTGCGCCAGGTACAGCGACGCCGAACTCGGCTTGGATGCGTACCCGATCTTCGATGAGGCCTACCGGTCCCGCCTGAACAAGCTGATCAAAGACCACTACTGGTTCAGGGAGACGGCCTACGAGACGGCTGCCATGTTCGCACACCAGCTGAGGCATCGTCTTGAGACGATCATGCCCTACTACAATCAGCTGTACGAGTCGACGAGGATCAAGTTCGACCCGCTGTCTACGATGGACGTTTCGTCCGTCTCCGACGGCACGCACTCGTCTAAATCCGAGACGGAAGGGTCTGGGACGACGAAGAACAGGGCGTCGGGCCTATCCAATTCGGACTCGCGGGACATGCGCTACCCGGACACGGCAATCAACCAACAGGGTGACTACGCAGTATCCGGTACCAAGTCGGACGCGAGGACTGAAGGTGCGTCCGAGACCAGTAACAATAGCACCTCGAAGGCAAACGGTGACGAGACGTCGCATGCCACGTCGCATTCGACGGGCCGCGCCCAGTCAGCGTCGTCGCTGCTCGTGGAGTACAGGGCCTCGCTGCTCAACGTGGACAAGATGGTGCTGGCCGAGCTCGGCGACTTGTTCTTCGGGCTGTGGTCGTCCAACGACAACTACGTCGGCGGCGACGCGTATTGGGGCCTCGGGCCGATGCTCGGCTGGGGTTATTGGCTTTAACGACTAGGAGGTTATCAGATGCCTATAGAGAACGTGCCGTTCTTCGATTTGCAGAACAGCCCGCTCACGAATATTACGCCGTTCGCACACCGGGACGCCTACACCTACCAAGAGGTGTTGGAGGATCTTATCCAGAATTATAAGCGGATCATCGACACGGTCAACAGGGTCGTGGCGTTGGCCAACGACGTCGACAAGCGCCTTGTCGAACTGGAAGCTAGGCTTCGTAAGGAGACGGACGACAAGATCGTCCGGGCGATCGACGAAATCTACCGGCGCCTGGCCCAGCGCGGCGCGAAAGACATGATCGTCTACGACCCGGTGTGGGGCCGCACAGACCGCACCGTCTCAGAGGTGCTGGCCGTGCTCTACGACAATGTGCGCGCACACGCTAGGTTCGCGAAGGGCGCCGACGACATCGGGGCGACGGCTCAAGCGCTGGACGAGGCCAACTGGACGGCGCGTCAGTGGGACCTGGATCCCGAGTACAAGACCGACCACGCCACCCGCTGACAAGCACAAACTACAGGAAGGTTCTACCATGGCTAGCACAAATAAGACTGAGGCGCTGGGTCTCTCCCAGTTCATCGACACCGACAAACCCACCTGGCGTGGTGATTACAACGGCGACATGCGCAAGCTGGACGTCCGCGCACAGGAGGATACATCGAAGTTCAACTCGTTCGAGACGCGCATCAAGGCGGCGGAGACGACGGTCGACGCCGACCACAAGGCGGTGGCGCAGATTGATCAGAAGATCAGCGAGGCCGAGACGAGGGCGAAGCAGGACGCCAGCCAGCAGGTGGCGAAGTGCTATGACGACCTGTTCACGAAGGTGAGCGACCGCTACACGAAGGCACAGTCGGACGCCCGCTATATCCTCAAGAACGCCGCCAGCCCGGACTCCGGCGCGGTGATCGTCGGCACGTCGAACGTGGTGCAGGGAAAGTGGCCGACGTTGATGTGCCGGTCACTGGGTATTCCCGAGCATAATTTCGCGGTCGGCGGCACGGGCATGGTCAACGGTGCGAACAACTTCTCCGTCCAGCTGAACAGGGCGATCGCCGACGGAAGTTTCAACAACAACGACATTAAATACGTGATCATCGCGGACTGTGGGAACGACGCGATGGCCAACAACGACGTCTACAACGGCCTCGTCTCCCTTATCAGTGACGCTAAGCGGGCGTTCCCGAATGCGCGCGTCGTCGTGTTCTCGGCGGTGTGGTCGTGGTCGAACCTGCATTCACTGCTCAAGAGCAAGAATGGCCTCGCGGTTTGCCTCGGCACTATGCAGGAGGTGTGCGGCAACTATGGCGCGGAATACGTCGGGACCGAGTTTTGGTGCTTGGGGTACTCGAAGTATTTCACTGAGGGAGAGATTCACCTGAACAGTACGGGCGACACGAGGTTCGCCACCTTGGCGGGCAACTACTTGCAGTACGGGAACGAGCCCATACCCGTGTCCACCAACTACAGGGTCGGGCTGTCGGGCCTCAACCACGATGCGGCTGCCCCGTTGACGCTGCGCTTGAGCGGCGGCATCGCGACTCTGTCGGGGATCGTGGATTCGGGCGGGTCGCCGATCGGCGACGGCCACGACTGGGGGATGATCCCCGAGTGGGCTGCGCCGCGGTGCTCGGTGAACCTGCAGGCGACGGGCGGCAGCGACGGGCGGACGCTGATCGTCACACAGGTGCACGCCAACCAGCATATCCAATCGTGGACGGGCTTCACCGGCAGGGTGCAGGTCTCCGGTGCCTGGTCCATCCTCTAAGCGCACACCATAGCAACGACGAAAGGTAGGCACCGTTATGGCGTGGGATGCTAAAGCCCGAGCTGTCGCAATCAAAGCGATTGGGACGGTGGAATCCAACATGCGCTATGACGGCATATACCACACTGATCCGATAACGATTGGGATAGGACAGTGGTTCGGGCCGAGAGCCTATGGGCTCTTGGCCCGAATCAAGAGGGAACTGCCGGGTGAATTCGCGAAGCTGCCTGGTGAGTTGCAGTCGTTGGTGAACGCGAACAGTATCAACTGGTCTACCTATTACTTGCCGAACTACTGGGATGGCCAGGTTAAGCCAGTGTTGAGGGCCGCCTACAAAGTACAGCAGGCGCAGATGTCTGAGGACCTTGAAGCCTACGTGCAGGTGGCGCGTAAGTGCGGGATCGACCCGGACGGCGCCACCCAGTCGATGATCATGTTCTTCGTCGCCTACCACCAGTCACCTAGGAGGGCGCTGAGGATCGCCAACCAAATCGGCGGTGCTTCCTTGGATAGGTGGCACCAGGCGTTGCTGTCCGAGCCGGTGCTCGGCCGCTACAGGAACCGGTATAACACCGCCTACGGCATCATCAAGGCGATGGATAGCTCGGGCGTGGACCTGCCGGGGCCGCCTGGCGCGGGCCCGTCGTCGCCGACGGGCGGCGACGGCTCCGGCGGCAACCCGGGCGGCAACATGAACGCACCGCAGCAGAATGGTTCTAGCGCCGGCGTGCTGTCGCGTGTGGAGCGGTGGGGTGACACGATGGTCGCGCATATGGCCGACGGCAAACAGGTGGTGTGCGCCCCTACCGGCTGGGGCCAGTACACGGCAGGGCCGGGTGGGGCAGGGACTGCGCCGCCGACGAACAGCGCTCCGGGCGGACAGAACGGCGCCCCCGGCACAGGCGGAGGCGGGGGTTCTCTGGCGCCGGGAACGTCGGAGACCCGCCAGAAACTCGTCTATTGGATGGCCAGTCGTGAGAACAAATTCAGATATTCGAACGGCGCTGGCAGGTTGGACCCGGACCGCTCCGGCGTCGGCGACTGTTCGTCGACCTGCCGGCGCGCCTACCTCGATGTGTGTGGCATCGACATCGGCGGCAACACGGTCGCACAATCAGCTAACGGCCACGGCGTGTTCGTGATCAACTGGAACACGGCCAAGAGTATCTCCCAAGCGCAGTTGGCGTTAATGAAGCCGGGGGACCTCGTCTTCTACGACTGGGGCTCCGGGCGTGCCGGCGTCGACCACGTGGAGATGTACGCCGGCGGCGACCTCACGTGGGGGCACGGCGGTGGGCTGAACGGGACGGTGCCGGGGCCCCACAAGAACAGTCTGAGCAAGTTCATTCGGGACACGAGGGGGATCGGCTGGTGTGTCAAACGCTACATCAACGACTGATAAGAAGCTCGTATACTATGACCCGTCGCGGATACTCTCCTACAACACGCCGTGGGCGTTCGTGACGGGTGCCCGCGGCAGGGGCAAGACGTATGCGTTCAAGAAACGGGTGATCAAGAAGGCGATCGAGCACGGTGATGAGTTCATCTATCTGCGGCGGTTCAAGGGCGAGGCGGCGACGTTCAAGACGTTCTTCGACGACATCCGCTGGGAGTTCCCGGGCGTCGAGCTGTCGGTGAAGGGCAAGATCGCCTGTATAGGGTCTGGCAAGAGCGCACAGCCCATCGGGCAGGTCGTGTATCTGTCGGCAGCGCAGATGCTCAAATCGGTATCCCTCAAGAAGGTGAAGCACATCATCTTCGACGAGTTCATTCTTGAGAAGGGCGCCACCCACTACCTGCCGGACGAGGCGTCGATCTTCGAGGGCCTGTATTCGACGGTGGACCGCTGGGACGACCGGGTGCAGGTGTATTTCCTGGCGAACGCCTTCTCTCTGACGAACCCGTACTATGTCAAGTATGGGATCGTGCCGTCGGGCGAGTTCACAGTAGAACCGGGTGCGGACCGTTTCTGGGCCGTGCACACTGACCGTTCGGAGGAGTTCGCACAGCAAGTGTCGAAGACTCGCTTCGGGGCGTTCCTTCGACGCCAAGACGACGAGAATTCCCGGTACATGATCGATTCGACGTTTCGAGACGGCGGCGTGGAGATGGTGGAGGCGAAGCCGCCGTCGGCGATATATTCGCTGTCGATCGTCGGCGGGTCCAGGCCGCTGTCGCTGTGGCTGGGGCGAGACCTAGCTGTGTGGTATGTGACGGAGGGGCTGCCACGCAGCCCCAACCGGTTCACGTTGACGCCGTCGAATGTGGACGAGGTGACGAGGCTGCTCACGCCGCGTGACTCATATTTGAAGAATATACGGGCCGCCTATGCGTCGGGGCGTGTCCGGTTCGACAAGCTGACGTCGAGGAACCTGTTCGTCAAGGAAGTATACAGGGGGTTGTGATGACTGGATCGGTGTTGACGGGCTTCGGGACGGCATTGGCGGTGGTGTTGCCGCTGGTCGCCGCGCTCACGCCGAAAGCCCGTCGTTTTCTTCACTTCATCGACGATTTGATGGGTGAGGAGGAGCGCCCGGGCGCTGAGCGGCGCCCGGGCATACTTGAGCGTCTCATGTTGCTTGAGGCGCAGCTGGACATGATAGAACGGAGGTTGAATAACATTGAGTCACGCAAAGATCGTGCGGGCGGCCATAGTGGCGTGGATGGCGAAGCACGACGGTGACTTCGGCTACACGAACGACTACCGCCGCAAAGACCCGGAGCGCTACGGCTGGGGGGACTGCTCCAGCACGATAGCGCAGGCCTACCGGCAGTGTGCGGGGATCGAAATAGGCGAGCGGAGTTTCAATATCGCACGTAATGGCCGTGCCGTGCAGAACGCCGGCTCGTGGCGCGAGTTGGACGAGGACGCCATGCGCCCGGCGGACATCATCTGCATGGGCTGGCACTCGGGCCCCTTCGCGGGTCGGATCAGCCACGTGGAGCTCTACGCTGGCCAGGGTCTTACGTGGGGGCATGGAGGGCCCGGTAGAGGCCCGCGGCTGCATCGGCTGTCGGACTCGCGGCTGACGGGCTCGGCGAATATCATCATGGTCCGTCGCTTCATCGAAGAGGACAATGACAACACTAGTAAGGGAGACGATTTGACACCCGACGAGCACAACATGCTCAGCTGGCTGTACGAGAACATCAAGGTGCCAGGGGAGGGCTTCGGCTACCCTGCGGCGACGCAGAACACGCTAGGCGACCTGCAGAAGGCTGTGCAGGGCCTTCAGAGCGCTGTGGACGGCGTGAACGCCCTCGTGGCGAAGGTGAACGACCTTCTGACGGTGCCAGGCTGGGGTTTCGGATATCCGGCCGCCAGCCACAACGCGCTGGAAGAGGTTGTCACGAAGCTGAACGAAATTCAAGCGGAGGTGAAGAAGAGCAATGGCTAAGCACCTCGATATCGACGACGGCGTGACGGCGGAGCAGCGGGCTGCGGCCGCCGCAGCCGCAGCGAAGGCCGTGGCGACGGACGGCCGCCCGGCCGGGGACGGCGGCCTGGTGGACACGACGGGCTCCGCGAAGTACCTGGCTGTGCGCAAGTACCTATACCGAGCGCTGACGGGACTGATCCCGGTGGCGACGGCATGCGGGTGGCTGACGGGCGAACAGGCGGCGCTGATAGCGCCCGCTCTGGCTGGGTTCTTGGGCGTGGCGCTGGCTGCGGCGAATACGCGCTAGATTCGATTCTGAGGCCCCGAAAGACGCCGGCGTAGGCGCCCCTACAGGAAAGGCCCCTGGCAAGCTGCCAGGGGCCTTTCTGTGTGTCTGAGGGCTATCTCAGGCGGAGGGGGTGGGGGACAGTCGGTATTCGGAGGCGAATTCGGAGATGCGGGTTATGAGGAGGAAGAAGAAGAAGATCCGCTCGTTGCCTCGCGCCTTGGCGGGAGCGGCGACCCAGCCGATCATGGAGGCGTTCCAGTCGTCGCCTTCGTAGACGAGGGGGACGACGGCGAGGACGGGTGTATCGTCGCGGAGCGAGTCGGTGACATAGACGTTGTCGTGTGCGATGTGCCAGCCGAAGGTGCCGGCTATCTCAGAGTGGTGGGGGAGCGACTGGTAGAGGTGCTCGTCTAGGGCGATGAGGGCTGAACTGATCATTTGATCCACCCCGCTACAGTTCCGGTAATGATAAGCGTTGTGAGGCATGAGATGAAGGAAAGCGTTGCAGCGCCGAGTTTGATGTTCTTCTCTCGGACGATATCCATGTAGGCGACGTACCAAATCAGCGCGAGCATCGGAATGAAGGTGCATAGCAGTGCGATCTTGTGGAGTGTCATTACTTGCACCCGCCTGCTGCAGCGTCGTCGCAGCCGCCTGCACCCGGGTCGGTGCCCTTGTCAGTGTGTGACAGCTGCTTCTCCATGTCGTCGAAGTGCTTGCGGGTGACGGGCGCCTTGACGGGTGCGGGCGTCGTTTCACGTGAAACGACGGACGGATCCAAACTGGGGTGGAGGGTGGGAGACTGTTCGGGTGTAGTGGTAGTGGTGGGTGGCGTGGTGATACTGATTGTGACGTCGGGTGCCGGCTTGGATGCGGGGACGTCGTTGAGTGTGGCGTAGGTGAGACCGATGCAGACGAGGAGGGTCCCGACAAGTGATATGGCGAGACCTGCACCGCGGTGGAGGTAGAAGTAGACGACAGCTGCGAAGAGGTTGACAGTGACGATTGCTACAGCTGTGTAGAAGAGGATGGTCATCTTTCGTTGTCCTTTCCTTTTTGTTGGGCCCGTCTCCCGGGCTGTGCTTACAGTATACCACATCCGTGTGGCCCCACTACATGGAATTTTGTGGAGAAGGTCACACTAAATACTATTGACAGGATATATGTTTCAGGGTAGTATTAAAGCATAAGGTCGAAGAGAGAAAGGAACCGACCATGAACGTCCAGTACTACGACGAACTGAACGGCTACTACTCAGAAGAACTCGCAGAAATCATCGAAGACTTCGAGGGGTGAGGCAGAGGGCCCGGCTGGCGCCGGGCCCACATGCCCCGAATCGTCACGAGAAGGGCCCTAGGAGCCGCGCAGAGAGACTGGCGGTACGGTCGCCTAGGGACGCGTATACGAGGCCCTGAGAATCGATCCTCGTGAATGTAGGGAGGGTAGCCTTACTAGGTGAGACTGAGTGTCTCAAATGGGGAGTGTCCTTGTATTCTCTGCCGCCCACCGCG